TCGACGAGTGCTCACCTTTATGGTTACGCAGCTGATTTCATTTGCCCAAGCTTTGGTACGCCTAGGCAGGTGGTTGACGAAATCGTAAAAGCAGGGATTAAGTTCGACCAGTTAATCTGCGAAGGTACTTGGGTTCATATAAGTGTAGACCCAAAGATGCGACAAGAAGTATTAAACGCTACCTTCAAAAACGGTAAAGCACAATATTCAAAGGGATAGCATGAAACGCTTATTTTTATTATTAGTTCTATTAATGCCTATGTTTGCTAATGCAGACGGCTTCTGTGCGGGTATGTGGACTGACCACAATAGATTTACTTTGACTAGTCCGCATGACCAAACAAAGTGTCATGAGTGTGTTAACTGCCACTTAAACGGTAACTTAAATCCTGGTGGTGCTGGTGGCGGTGCAACTTGTAACTCTTGTCACTTAGGCTCAAGACCTTTAGCTAAACCTAAAAATGCAGGACATATTCAAACGTCTTTAGATTGTATTACTTGCCACAGACTAGCATCTACATTTGAGGACGGTAAAATGAATCACTTAGGAATTTCTACAGGCTGTGCTAGTTGTCATCATAAATCAGCAGGTCACCCAGAAGTAACTAACCCTAATTGTGAGGCGTGTCATTCAACATCGAGTTGGAAATGCGGAGGTTAGCCTTAGCTTTACTCTTTCTGCCTAGTATCTGTTTTGGTATTACTAAGGAAGAGAACACTGCTGTTTATAACGTGGTTGAAGATTGCTACAACATACATTACTACTCACAGCAAGAATGTTTTGAAGTTCTATTGAGTATGAATATAGAAATACCTGAATGGCTTTTATGTAACTACCTTCCTCAACTGAGGGGGTGCCCGAATCAAGATTATGGAGATGGAAATGAATGATTTTATAAAAAAGGCTTTACCGTGGTTAGGCACTGCATTAGGTGGACCTTTAGGTGGGTTAGCGGTATCCGCAATTGGAGACGTGCTAGGGCTATCAGATGCTACAGAGAGTTCCATAAAAGCGGCTATCGCGGGGGCAACCCCAGAACAGATGTTGGCTCTTAAAAAAGCTGATAACGACTTTGCAATTCAGATGCAATCAATGGGTTTAAAAAATGTAGTAGACCTAGAACAGATTGCCGCAGGGGATAGAGCTTCAGCAAGAGCACGAGAAATGGCAGTTAAGGACCACACTCCAGCAACATTGGCGTACTCAGTAACATTAGGGTTCTTCGGTGTATTAACATTTATGTTAGTAGGTACACCGCCAGCCGCAGGGCATGAAGCCTTATTAGTTATGCTTGGCTCACTAGGAACTGCATGGGCAGGGATTATAGCGTATTACTTCGGCTCTAGCGCAGGGTCAGCAAAAAAAGATGTAACAATTGCAAACATGGGAGCAAAGTAAAATGGCACAGCAAGATTTTAGCGATAAATTAGTATCACTAGGCATACACGCAGAGGCGGCTAAACTCATTGAAGCCGCTAGTTTACAACCTGACTCTACAGGCATAGTTAATGTAAATCTTATCCCACGTACAGGCACACTTGCATCACTACAGACGCTAGCTGGTGGAGTAGGGGAAATAAGTGAAGCAACCGACTATCCATACTTAATTAAGCATAATGGGGTGGTTAATGGCGCGGCGCCAATCTCATTTAAACGAGATTTCAAAGTATTAGGTACAAAAGCACCTATTGTAGCAGATGCTAGATTTATTAAATGTAATTGGAGTTTTGATGGCACTGAAACCATAGTAAACCCACCAGCAATAAATTGGCTTTCTAGCGGTAATCCTATTCCTCAATCTTCTATTTTTGATAATGTTACCCTTATAGATTCTCAGGGTACACAGTATGAATGTTACTTTGATTCCGTTGCTTGGCATTTTAGGAAAGTAGGGAATACCGCTAATCAAATACTATCTACTACATTTTCTGATGGGTCCATTCAGCAAATTGACGTGTATGGCAATACAACACTTTTTGGGATTTACGCAAGTCCGTTTGGAAAGGGAGACTTTTGTATAGGAAGCGGTGACGCGGTACTACAGTCTCAAATTACCCAAGTTACCAAAAGTACCTTACGCGGACAAGTAAGCACTGCCGCATCAGTCGAGCTAACCACAACATCAGCCGCCCCAGCAACAGGTAATGCTTTAGTTATGACTACAGGTCCATTCGCAATATTTGAACTATCCTATACATTAATAGTTTTTAACCCAGCCATAGCTGGACAATATTATATAGTAAGAACTACAGTACCTGCTATGTATCAAACAGATGTTACCTCTCTACTCCATACTCAAATTGTAGCACCAACAGTGGTAACCTCTAATACTGGTCTGACACTAACCTCCGCACCTACTTTTGCGTTTAATTCTGCTGGTAAACTGATAGTTACTGTGCCTAAAGTTCTTACTGGCTCTACATTACTATCGTGCGCATGTTTCATAGAAACCAAGGTTTTATTTAACTAAATGGCTGATGTAACAATAAAAGGGACTACTGACGCTGATTTTCCAACTGTATCATTTACGCAGGTTTTGGATAACCCAACGTCAGCATCAACTAACATAGTTACTAATAAAGACTTAGTAGTATCTCGATATATCGCTAATGGGGTTGATTCTAATGCCCTTATAAATGTAAATATATCAAATAGTAATTTTAGGGAATTCTCTGTAGAAAATTTAACGCCCTCTATAAGTACATTTAACCAAAACACAAGCAAACTTTCTTTAGTTGGAAGTGGGGGCTCCGCAAAAATTAGAGTTACTATTAAGGGGCTAGGTTCCGTAGAATATCCTGTAACATTAGGTCACCTAGGGTCTGCTACCAAAGATACCGTTATATCAGTAAATGCGGGGTCTTTATATGCTCATATCATATCTCAATTGACAGCTATGGTAAGTGGAAAAACTCCATCAGCGGCAACAATGCAGATGTATAGCGGTGCGTTTATTAATCCAAACTTATTCTGTAATTATGATTTTACTGGCTCTAATAAAACAGGGGAAAGACATACCTTACTTTCGACTGACCACTACATAACTGCAAACCACGCTTACGGGGGTAGGGCAGGGGGTATGACAACATATCTAGGGAGTGATGGCGTTACATATACTAGAACTATTCTGGCAGACATAGAACTGACGGGCATTAGTGATACAAGGGTAGGCATATACTCAACTCCAGTTCCAGCAGTGGTTAAACCATTTAAGCTTTTGCCTACTAACTATTTGACTAAATTACCTAATGCGTCAGCAATCAGTAATTATCCATGCTTAACAATATCAGGGCATACACAAGATACCCAACTTTACCCTAACGACACACAGGAACAAACTTTAATAATTACAGGCATTAGCAAATTTAGTTCTACTATAGATAATTACCCATACGCTGAAAACTATGCAACGATATTTGATTCATGGTCTAAAAAGGGTCAGCCATCTGGTAATCAAGCTATAGGTGGAGATAGTAATAGACCTTCATTCTTACCCATTAATGGGGAGTTGATACTTCTTACTAATCAGTACCAGCCTTTATCTACTCCAAATTATGCTTATGCATCAGCAGAGATTCAAGCGGCAATGGATACCCTTTCTACAGCTAATGGAAAAGCATTAAAAACTATTCAGTACGCAGAACTTAGTGCATTCACCACATATTAATTTTAGGAACCTAAATGACAGAACGTCAAAAATACGAAGCATTATTAAAAATACGAAATAGGGATGAACTAGCTGCCTTTGTGGAATGGCTTAAATCCCTTCGTGAAACTGCAAGAACTCAGCTGGAAACACAAGCAGTAGGATTCCAGATTGCACAAGGTAAAGCACAGATTTTAAAAGAGATTTTAGAAGCAATTGAGAACGCCCCTAAGAGCTTAGATAAAATTAGTAAGTAACCTGTTGACATGTTAACAAGTTAGGTGTATAAAGAGAATTAACAAAGGAATATTAGCGACGCCTTAATAGAGCGCTAACACCAGTAGTAGACCGTAAAGTTGGATGAATACTTGTTTACATGTAAACAAACTCATAAAAAACTGTAGTCGGCACTAAGGAGAAAAAATTGGAACAGGAATTACCAGTAGCAATTCAACGTCAGTTGGATGAAGCAGCAGCAATTGAAGCACTAATCGCAGAAGAACAAGCGGCCCTAGCAGCACCACAGGATACCACTAAGACGGAGGCGACAGAAGTTCAAGCCGCTGAAGTTACGAGTGAGCCTGTAGTACAACCCGTCGTACAAGAAGAACCTCCTAAAGAAGACTTTGAAACAAAGTTTAAAGCTTTACAAGGTAAGTACAACGCAGAAGTTCCAAGGTATGCAGAGCAGTTACGTAAAGCTAATGAATCTCTTGACTCGTTACGCAAACAAAACGAATTGTTAATGCAAGCCCCAGAACCTCAGGAAGTACAGAAAGTTACATCCGAAGACGAACAAGCTTTTGGAAGTGATTTGATTGAGTTAGTTAGAAAAGTATCAAAACAGGAAGCAGCACAAGCGGCTAAAACCGCTACAGCAGAAGTTCAAAAGGTTGCCAATAAAATCCAATCCGTTGAACAAGCGCAAGCTGCTACAGCAGGTGATAGGTTTATGAGCGAAATCGCTACAGCTGTACCTGATTGGGAAGTCGTCAATGCAGACTCTCGATGGTTAGATTGGTTAGGTGAATATAGTCCAGAAACTGGAGCACCTCGTCAAACTGCCTTAGACCACGCACAAGCGAATTTAGATAGTGCACGTACCATCGCCTTATTTAATACGTTTAAACGAACCCTACCAGCTCCTGAAGTGAAAACTATCTCTGCTCAAGAAAAAGCGCAACAAGAACTTAAGAGTCAAGTAGCCCCTGCTAAAACAGTAGCTTCAGCACCAACGGTAAATACAGAGCGAATCTGGTCAGGTAAAGAATATGAGCAAGCATTTGATGTTCGTAATTCTCGTGTCATGACAGCCGCCGAGTTAGATTCCTTACAGGCAGAAGCAGAACGCGCATACAACGAAGGGCGCATTCGCTGGTAAAAGTAAGCTGGGGTTATAGGTAAACCGAGCAGTATTTTATTTATAACAAAACAGGAGTTTTAAAATGTCTACAATAACCCCAGCAACCACATATGCTACCTCTGGTAGCTTTACAACAAGCCCAACGTATTCAGGTACGTTCATCCCTACCTTATGGTCTAGCAAATTAAATGCTAAATTCTATAAGGCAACAATTTTTGGTGAAATCGCTAATACCAATTGGGAAGGCGAAATTAAGGGTATGGGTGATAAAATCATCATCAATAACATCCCTGACTTAGCAATCTCTACATACGTAGCAGGTACAGCATTATCATATGCAGTTCCAACACCAAACACTATCGAGATGCAAATCGACAAAGGTAAATACTTCGCGTTCCAAGTGAACGATGTATTGGCTTATCAAGCTCAACCTAAATTGATGGATATTTTCACGAACGATGCTTCAATGCAGATGAAAATCGCAATTGACTCAAACGTGTTATATAACACTTTCAAAGGCGCAGCAGCAGGTAACTTCGGTGCAACAGCAGGTGTAGCATCATTATCATACAACTTAGGTACAGATACAGCTCCAGTAGTTTTATCAGCATCTAACATCTTATCAACACTAACAGCTTTAGGTGGCGTATTAGACGAGCAAAACATTCCAGAGACTGACCGTTTCTTGGTAATTGACCCAGCTACACGTCAAATCTTAATGCAATCTAACTTAGCACAAGCACAATTCATGGGTGATGCAACATCTATGATTCGTAACGGCCGTATCGGTACTATTGACCGTTTCACTGTGTATGTTTCAAACAACTTACCAAAAGCAGCTGCTGGTACAGCAACTAACTGGACTTCAGGTGACGGTACAGAATCTTCAATCACATCTGCTGGTACTGACTTAAAACGTCGTGCTATCGTTGCTGGTCATAAATCTGCAATTAGCTTTGCTTCACAAATGACTAAAGTTGAAACTGTACGTAACCCAAATGACTTCGGTGATTTTGCTCGCGGCTTGAATGTTTATGGCTTTAAAGTAACAAAACCAGAAGCTTTAGCTTTCGCAGTAGTTCAATAACCTGTTAACAGGTAAACAAGATGGGGGAGTTCGCTCCCCCTATTCTCAATAAAAGGATAGTTTATGTCATTAAGTTTAGAAGAAGTAGTAGCAGCCTTAGGCGATGAAGCTCAAGTAGCTGGCGGTGCAGTTATTGTAATCCGTAATAACAAACATGTACTAGTCGGTCACCACACAGATAACGGCTTTGAAGTTACATATGAAGGCCAAGAAGTTTTAACTAACACTACAGTAACAGATGACGGTGTAGTAGTTCTAGCTCCAGAAGCAGCACCTGTAGAACTCAAAGAAGTTTTAGATGTACAAGAAGATGCGGACTTAGCATCAGCCCTAGACGCAGCATTAGCAGCATAAGTAAATGGCAACATACGCGGACATTATCGCAGAGGCAAGGGTTCTATTACAGGACTCTGTCTCACCTTATCGTTACTCAGACGCCGAGTTATTAGTAGGCGCGAACGACGCTGTAAAAATTATTAGAAAAGTAAGACCTGATGTATTTCTAGGTCAGTTCTCCACTGCAATCGCAGACGCAATTTTATCAACTACTTTCCCTATTGGCCTTGAGTATAAAAAGACAGTACGAGATTTCGTAGTAGCTCACGGACAGTTACGTGACAGTGAAGATGTAGTAGCAACAAAAGCAGCCATGTTTCTCCAAATGTTTAAAGAAAGCCTAACAGCTATATGACCAAAGCATTTACAGCTATGTTGGATGATGTACTACCAGAACTCAATGGATGCTCTCCTGAGATGGCTACTAACGCCCTACGTAATGCTTGTATCGAGCTTTATAAAAAGTCATGGACAAAAGTAACAGAGCTAACAGCAATAACTGTAGTGCCAGGTACGAGCTCTTACACGCTAACAGCACCTGCTAATACTCAAATCATAGGCATTAAAGAAGCATATATAGGAAGCAAAAAGCTAACACCTATCGCAGCAACAGAAACCACAAGTGCTGACCACTACTGGGTAACTGACTCAGGTGATGTATCAGGGTACTTCTTTGAAGCAGGCAACACTATTCATCTATATAGGAACCCTGCTACTGCCGATACGCTACATGTAATCGTAGCTCTAGCTCCTACAACCACTGCTACTGATATTGACCAACATATTTATGATTTATATTCAGAAGGTATCTGCGCGGGTGCAAAAGCAAGATTAATGAGCATCCCTCACAAACCATATTCAGATGCGGGTACAGCTATTACGTACCGAGCATTGTTCGCAGAAGCCGTTAGAGATGCTAAATGGCGAGCATACAAAGCATCAACATCATCACAAATAAGAACAAAATTTAGAACACGAACCTAGGAGTACTAAGTGGCAGCAATAAGAATCACACCTTTTGCGGGGTTACTACCTAGTCAAGACAAAGCAATGATACCTGCCAATAGCGCGCAGGTTGCTGAGAACTGTCGTTTAACTTCAGGCACACTCGATGCTTATAAAGAACCAGCATTAGCATATAACCCAGCTTATGGAGCGTACAATCCAGCAGCTATTGGGGTTAAAACCATTTATAGGTTTGACCAAAACAATCCTAACGATGCTCAGTATTGGTTTACGTTCTCAACTGACGTAGATGTAGTTAAAGGCGCCGTAGCAGGCGATACGCAAGAGCGTACATACTTTACAGATGGTACTTATCCAAAAGAAACAGATACCGCTACACCAGCTGCGGGTACTCCACCATATCCATCTAATAGTTTTCATTTAGGATTACCAGCTCCTGTAAATGCTATATCCCATACAGTTACGTCAGGGGGCGGTACTACTACAGCAGAAACCCGTGTATATACTTATACCTATGTATCTCCTTGGGGAGAAGAAAGCCCTCCAGCTGGGCCATCGGCAGGTATTAGTGTAATTGCGGGGGATACAGTAAATATATCAAATATGTCTACAGGTCCTACTGGGGCTTATAATTTATCAGGTGCTTATAAACGTATTTACAGAACCTCAACAGGTGTTTCTAGTACGTCCTATTTGTTAGTAGCAGACCATGTATTACTTTCAGCCACTACATTCACAGACACAGTTCTATCAAGTGCCTTAGGTGAGGTATTGCCTACATTCAACTCTGCTTTATTACCTGCTACAGCTATAGGCTTAACTAGTTTACCAAACGGTATTATGGCGGCTTTTGATGGGTACGATGTTTATTTCAGTGAAGCCTACAAACCTTATTCATGGCCAAGTGCCTATAGACAAGCAGTAGAGTACCCCATTGTAGGCATCGGCGCTTTTGGAACATCTTTGTTAGTTATGACTATGGGTAACCCATACCTCATGACAGGCTCCGACCCTAGCTCTATCACAGTAGAGAAACTAGCATACCCTTATTCCTGCGTATCAAAACGTTCAATTTGCAAAGCTTTTGGTGATGTTATCTATGCTAGCCCTGATGGTCTAGTTAGTATTGGAGCCAGTGGTACAAAGGTTCTAACAGATAAGCTAATGACTCGTTTAGAGTGGCAGGCCTACAACCCTAGCTCTATGCTTTGCGCCGTATGGGATGACCGTATTTTTATGTTCTACGATAATGGGGCTACTCAAGGGTGTTTGTGTTTAGACGGCAATCAGGGGTTAGTAACTTCAACAGTATATGCCACAGCTGCGTACACAGACCCAATCACAGGTAGCCTATATCTCTATACCCCTGCAACTAGCACAATAGTTAAATGGAATGCAGGTTCGCTGCTTACATACAAGTGGAAGTCTAAATCATTCCAACATCCTAACTATGTTAACTTTGCTTGGGGCCAAGTACTAGCTAACTCATATCCAGTAACTCTAAACGTATACGCTAACAATAGCGGAACAGCCGTAGCTACAAAAACAGTAACTTCTTCAGCTCCATTTAGATTGCCATCAGGGTTCAAATCCAAGTACTGGGAGCTAGAGCTAGTAGGTTCTGCTTCAGTTTTAGAAGTAATGGTTGCTGAAAACTTGGAAGAGATAAAGAGTGTCTAAAGCTACAAAAGTACCTGCAATACCATCTGTACCTAGTGATGCCTCTAGCAATGAGCAGAAGTTCCTTAGCGCTGTTAAAGAGACTATAGAAGTACGTGAAGGCGTACGTGGTGACCCACTTGACTCTGTAGTTACGTTCAGAGATTTACTAGGTGATTCTGGTACTAAAATAACTCCAGACCCAGTAACAGGGCAGTATGCAGTAACTAAACTAGGTTCTGGTAGTACAGGTACTACTGTTATTAATAATCCTACTACTTATGTTACTGTAGCTCCAACGATTGATTACACTGTTCCTCCTACAGCTACAGGTACAGCTACTTCTGCTACGTTATCAGATATTGTAGTTACGTTTACTGAGATTAACAGTACTAATTTTCCTGCCTATACAAACCATGCGTACACAGAGGTATGGCGCTATACAAGCGATACTACAGCCTCAAAAGTTTTTATTGGTACTACCCGTTCAAATATGTATGTTGATGGTTGTGGTGAAGGCTCTCCAAATTATTACTACTGGGTTCGGCATGTATCAACATCGGATATAAAAGGGTTATTTGTTCTGCATGGTATTCTTGGGAAAACCTCTGCATCTATGACTGCTCTTGTTACCTTGCTAACAGGACAACTAAACGCGTCTCAACTAACTACCGCACTACAAGGTAGAATCAATTTAATTGATGATAGCGGAGCATCTGTAACTACTGTCAACTCTAGGATTGCATCTGGTGATGCTGTAAATGCGTCTTCTATAAGTACTGTTCAATCTTCAATATTTACAAGACCTAACTTATGCCCAGATATTTCTAATTGGACATTAACTGGAGGAATGGCTGTAACCTACGCGGCTGGAGGCAGAGGTAAAATTGCCAATTCAGTAAGTCCAGCAAACGGAACATACGCTTGTACTAGCCCACAGATTCTAGCTAGCGCTGGTTTTGTTTACACTATTACTGGAGATAGTCGTATTTTAGGTACTGGTGCAGGTTTTTGTTACTTTGACCTAATATTTTACGATGCTACTAATACTGTACTACTTGACGGTGGACAGGTACAAAGAAACCAGACAACCACAACAGATTTTTCAGACGATAACTCGACTCGTAACCTTCATGCGGTATCGGCAACAGCCCCTACTGGCACTACGTATATGATTGCTAGGTTTGTTTTCGTTGCCTCTACTACTACAAGTGTAGGATTTAGACAGGTAAAAGTGGAGCGCGGGGCATTACCAGCAACCTTATATACAGAAGAAAAAGCAAACGTAGATATAAGTTCATCTGTTCAAACTGAAATTTCTACTCGCGTATCTGAAACAGGTGCGCTATTTGCCCAATACACAGTTAAGGTAGATACCAATGGCTATGTATCAGGTTTTGGTTTAGCTAATACAGTAAACAACGCTACTCCATTTAGTGAATTCACAATCGTAGCGGATAAGTTTTCAATCGCTCCAGTAGCGTCAAGCCCAACCGCAGTAGATGGTTCGCCATTCTATTATATTACTACTCCAACAGTGGTTAATGGGGTAACAATCCCTGCTGGTGCATACATGAAAAAGGCATATATTTCTGATGCCTCAATTGGTACAGCCCACATCGCAGACGCAACAATTACCAATGCAAAAATAGTAGGGCTAACTGCTGATAAAATTAGTACAGGTACTCTATCCGCAGGTCAAACTATTACTGTAGGTTCTGGTAGTACGGCTATAACTATTGATGCCGCTGGTAGTATCCGTATGGGGGCTACCGCTTATAACTCTGGCGCTGGGGTATATATTGGGGCTAATGGAGCAAACGCATCGTTTCTAATTGGTAACTACGCTACTAATAAATATATTAACTATAACGGTACAGACTTAGAAATTAAAACACCGCAGTTCACTCTTGTAGGAGGAGCCGCTACATTTACTGGAAGTATTACAGGGGCTAGCGGAAACTTTGCAGGTACTATCACAGGGGCTACTGGTAATTTTGCAGGTTCTATATCTGCGGCTACAGGTACTTTTAGTGGTGATTTAACATCAAGTTCAGGTCTGTTTTCTGTAGCTTCTGGCGTAGTTACTATAAAAAGCTCTACCTCAACACTTACCGCTAGATTAGAAATAGTTGGAGATACAATCCGCGTATATGATTCTGCTGGGACACTACGAGTTAAATTAGGGAATTTAGCATAATGGCGTTTGGGGTAGAAACTTGGGATTCTGCTGGTAGGAAGCAAGTCATTATTGACGGTAAGCCAGCTAAGATTATATCCATTACTACTACCAATTTAGGACTTACTCCACCTGCAACTAGTACCCCATATTCTGCGGTTATTTCTGCCGTAGGTATGCAGAACACTGCGGATTATGAAGCCTATGTATATGATAACAGCGCAGGATGGGTTCTTTTCAATGCTAAAGGTACTAATGTAATAACAGTCTATACACCAGTAGCTTATGCAATGCGTAATGTAAATATAACAGTGATTGTAATAAGGCTCTAAAATGTCATTTGGACTTCAAGTAATTAATTCAGACGGTTCAGTTCAGTTAGATGAAAATACTAAAACGTATTGGGTAGTGCAATCAGGAACACTTGCCGCAACTGGTACAGCTTTTGGACCCGCATCTTTTTTTTCTGGTGGGTATCAAGCCGCAGGTATTTCCTATTCCACTACAATTACTTTCCCAGCACAGACTAATCCACCTATATTAGTTTTTAATGGCGCTAGGGTAGCTTATAGAATTGCTAGTTCTACTACCGCAACAGTTGTGTACCAAGGCGGACCACTAAACTACGCTGTTTTATCAACCGATATAATCCCTGCCGCTAGCGGTTTTGGTATGCAGATTATGGGTGCTGATGGTTCAGTAAAATATAATACGGATGTAAAGGTATTTAATATTGATGGCATAGTGACTAGTACTAATGGAAATTACTATTTAGTTACAAGCGGAGTAGGTCCAACTAGAACGTCACACGTAGCTGGGATTGATGCTACTTTTTCAGCCACTACTATGCCAGCACCACCACTAGGGGTAAGGTATTCCACTGCTAACTGGTTTGCTTTTAATCCACAGTATCCTGATATGTATGGCTACTGGTCTGCTACAGAATTTGGTACAAATAAAGCCTGTTATGCCTCCGCATTAGGTAGCTACACTAATGGAAATGTAGTACGTGGAGCCATTGCTGTTTATAACGTATACACTGGCGCGGCGGCTTACTATCAAGATTGTTTTACCAGCCCCGACCATAGAATTCTTACAGGATACATAAACTTATGAAAACATATATTGAAGTTGTTAATAATTTAATCACTCAGGTAGTTGAAACTGATTACCCTATGCCAGCTAATTATATTGAGATAGCTACAACACTATCCCACCAAGAGATTATTAATAGCTATTACAAAGATAATATATTAAAACAGTTTCCACCAAAACCAAGCGCATTTCATACGTTTGATACTGTTACTGAAACCTACGTGCTAGACCTAGCAGAGTATCGAAATAGCAAAGCGAATGAAATAAATATAGCCTGTTCTAACTATATTATTGCTGGGTTTAATTCTAGTGCATTAGGAGTAACTTACTCATACCCATCAGGTCAAATAGACCAGATTAACTTAATGGCATCAGTAACAGATAGTTATAACCCTACCAACCCAGTAGGATGGACTACAAGTTTCTGGTGCGCCGACTCTTTAGGTAACTGGGCATTTACGCCACATACAGCAGACCAAATTAGACAGGTTGGCTCAGATGGTAAAGAGTATATATCGCAAGCTATTTTAAAAAATGCAAGCCTTCAAGCACAGGTACTTTCTGCCGCCACACAGTCAGAACTTGATTTAATCCAGTGGTAATTTAGGAGAATTAAAATGTTTGTAATCAATTTTGTAGTAGCTGTATTAGCAGTAATAATCGCGTTCCCATTAGGAAATACTAGAGGAAAAGCTAAAGGTATCATCGCTTCTGATTGGGTTTGGTATAACAAAGCGTATGACGCGGAGTTATCTGGCGCTTCTTGGAAAGGTATTACTATTCCTGACGATATTAGAAAACAAATCGTAGAAGATAGAAAACTAAAGGCTGTTAAATGATAAAACTAAGACTTCAATTATTAGGACTTTGGGTAATCTGTTTAGCAACATCAGCTTTGCTATTTACAGCTATGTTATATCAGGCATTGTTTGGGAACCCACTAAGGGCATACGGAGTTGCTCTAGCCTACGATAAGTGCGGTAACTATGCATTAGGTGGAACTAAGAATATCTCTGTGTCAGAGCAGGTAGGAAATGCCTTAGTAGCTGGAAAAACATGGGCTAAATACGTAGCTTGGGGCATTGATTTACTGATGGGTAAAAACCATTGTTTATATACTGCAAAAGTCAAGTAACGTGTTTACAAGTTAACAAATATATGGTATAAGATAGATATGAATTCTAATAAAACATTGGGTGAATATAACGGCGTTAAATTTAGCGCCGAACCCCTTGCTGATTGCATAGAAGAGATAAAAGCCCAACACAAATTACAGTGGGATGAACTGCTTCAAGGCGAACATGGATTAGAACTAAAACCTGATTATGACCGTTTGTTAGAAGGTAATGCTCAGGGAAGATACATAATTTTCACGGCTCGTAAAGATGGTGTTTTAGTAGGTAACTGCGGTATCTGGTTATACAACTCAACGCACACTCAAGATTTAATGGCTTCTGAAGATACCCTATTTTTACAAAAAGAATTTAGAAAGGGCAGAACTGGTATTAAGTTCTTCCAATACTGCGAAGCCGTACTTAAGGCTTTAGGTGTAGTAGAGATTAGCTTTAGTGTTAGTCCTACAAACAACGTGTGGAAGGTCTGGGAACGTTTGGGATACTCCATCAAAAATTACAATATGGCAAAAGTAATAAAGGATATTTAAATGTGTAGCTCAAGCCCTCCAGATTATTCAGCACAGATGGCGCAGCAAACAGCCGCCGCTTCTGCCATGTCTAAAGACCAACTAGATTTTGCAAAGCAACAATACGCAGATGCCCAGCCACGATTAGATAAACTTTATGCTTTAGCAGACCAAGTTGGTAATGCTCAATTAGACGGCATGACAAAACAAAATGCAGCTGCGGACGAGCAACAAAAATTCTGGCAAGAAAACTACAAACCTACTGAGCTTCGTTCACTACAAGAGGCAAATGCTGCGGGTAGTTTAGATGACCAAGAACAACTAGCAGGTAGAGCTGTAGCAGACCAACGTACTCAGTCAGATATTACTACTCAATCAGCTAATCGGGGCCTTATGGCAATGGGGGTTAACCCTAACTCTGGTAAGTTCGCTGCCGCTCAAAATGCAAATAGTTTAGCAAGTGCGGCTAACTCAGCTGGCGCTGCTACAAATGCTAGACTCCAATCTAAAAATCAAGGTATTGCTCTTCGCGCAGGTGCAGTAGCTACAGGTCGCGGTATGCAAAACATCGCAGGGCAATCAGCAACAAACGCTTCTAATATTGGCAGTGCAGGGGTTAACTCAGCAGCGACAGGTGCAAACGGTAACTTAGGTCAAGCAGGTTTAGTACAAGGCGCATACAACACGGGCATCAATGCAAACGTAGGAATGTTCAACGGCTATGCAGGATTGCAAAATGGTTCAAACCAAATTAACTCACAAGGTTCTGGCTTAGGTCAAATGATAGGTACTATCGGTGGTGCGTATATGACTGGTGGATTCGTTGGAAGATAAAGGAATAGTATAAATGGCAAATTTCATGAGAGGTTTTTCTCAGGGTATTACTGATGGCGCTAAGCTAGGTGAAATGTATCGCAATGCGATGATGCAGAAAGAACTTAAAGACGCTAACAAGACTGACCAACAA